AAATTGTTGCCGCACTTGGCACATCTATACTAGCGATAGGCAATACGCTTGCCGCTGTTGGTGTATCTATTGGCGCGCTAGGCAATACGCTTGCCGCACTAGGCGCATCTACACTAGCCGCGCTTTCGGCAGGCAATGCACTTGCATTATCGATAGCTTGCGCAGGCTCAGCGCTTACATTAATGGGCGTGCCGATAGCTTGCGCAGGCTCAGCGCTTGCAACGCTAGGCGTGTCAATACTCGCCTGTGCTTCTGCTGGAATCGTCACCGCGTTATCAATAGCCGCCTGTACTCGCGCCGTTAGCTCGCTAGGTAGCGGGATAGTTACACCGCTTTCACTGGTTAACGCACTAGGCGTATCAACTGCTGCCGATGATAGCGACGCTAAAACCTCTGCGCCGTCAACGATTGATACATTCTCTGCATCGATAACCTGTGGTGTTTCTTGCGGTAATAGCGGGTTAGCTATCGGGCTTGAGCGCGTACTGGTAACGCTAAACTGCGTAGGTATAGCCATTCGTTAGCCCCTTACTCTGGCGCAGGCACAGGCGTTTTGTCTTCTGCCGTTTTCGCTGTAGGCGCTGGCACGTTAGCCGCTGGTTGTACAGGCTTTGTGCTTGGCGCTGGTACAGTTTGTTTTGGTTGTGCTGTGAATGACATTTTATCCTCCAGTGGTGTTCAGCGTTACGCCGTCACCAAGTTCCTCATTAATTTGACCAATTAGCGTGCGTATATCGCCGCCAGTAAAGCTTGATCCTGTTAGGGCTATTGATACGTTGCGTTGCTCTGGTTGTTGCTGGCTACTTGTGTTGGTTGTTAGTTGCCCGCCTTGAAATGATTGACCGCCGCCAGCGCTGCCGAATTGAGCTGACTTAATTTGCTGTAATTGCACCGCCGTAGCCGCCAATGATGTAGCCGCAAAAGCCGCACCGACTGCTGGATTGCCGCCTGAAATTCTCAGTCCGCCCGCATAGGCTTTTTGTGCGTTAGCCGCACCCGTTACAATAGTTTCAGCTAGGGCTGCTATCTTGCCTATCTTAAATAGCTTCTTACTTTCGGTGTTCATTAGGCTGGACAAATTACCAAACACGCCTGCAACCGCATTCATTTTTTCACGGTTTTTAGCTTGTTCAATAGCTTTTTCTTTATCTGCCCTTGTTTGCTCAATAGATACCATATCATCGCTAAACTGCTTGGCTTTAGCTTTGACCATTTCGTCATGCTCTGCCTGAGTTAACCGCTTATTCTCAAGCGCCTCTTGCATTTGCTCAAGTTCAGTCTGAAATGCCTGTGAGCGCAACTCTGTCTCAGTCATTAAGCTTTGACGTATAGATTCTATATTGCCGTCGATGCGTTGCTTTTTAGCTTCGTTTATCGCTTCACCTTCTTCTAGGGCTTGCAAAAACTCACGATAGGATGCTTCTTGCTCTTTAAACGCTGCCGCCTCGTCACGGGCCGCCTGTGTAGATGCCTCTTGCGCCGCTTTTAATTCGTATTTGCGGTTAATTAACTCGATAACTTTCGGCAATTGCTCTTCTGTGCCGTTAGCAACCGCCGCTTGTGTAGCCGCATAAACTTCTGCTGCTTGTGCGCCTGACTCTAGCGCTATGACTTGCGCTTGCAATGCCGTTGTGTGGTCTCGTGTGCTTTGCCCTGCTTTTTCTGTGTCTTCGCCTAGCTTTGTTGTGTCTTCGGCGAGCTTTTCAATGCCTTGTCTATTTGTATCAATGGTCGTTAATAGCTTATCTATCTTTTCTTCTGTCTCTTCGATAGAGTCAGCATAACGCTTTTGGTTTTCTTCTGCGCTTCGAGGTACAGCAAAATCACCTGTATCCAAGCCGACACCAGCGGATTGCATCTTTTCTAGCTCTTCGCGCAACTGCCTAATCTTGTCAAAGGCTTTCACGCTGGAATCTGAAAGCTTGTCCGCTTCTTTGCTGTTTTGGCTTCCTAGGTATTTTATCTGATTGGCGGTAAGTGTTATCTCGTCACCAAGCTCTTTTATTCTTTCACGCAGGCTTTCCGTCTCTTCTTCTGCGCCAGTTAACGCAGGAATAAGAAAGCTTAACGCCGTTGCAGCGATACCCACAGCCGCACCCAAGCCAGCGCGACCAAGCACAAAGCCCAAATCTGCACCCTGTTGAGATAGTGCAAGCAAAGCGGACTGACCGCCTTGTATTTGGCCTACAAACTGTTGAATCTGAATACCAGCCATGCCAGCATTTTTGCCAACACTGCCCAAGCCCTTTGAGCTTTTACTCGCTGCTGCGCCAGCTTCTAGCGCCTCTTTTGAAAGCTTATCAAGTTGGGCCGTTGCCGCTTTTACTTCCATCCCGAAAGCGTCGTAAACCTTGCCGTTTGCAGCAACTTTTTTACCAGATTCTTGCAGGGAGGTGACTAGCTTTCTCAATTCTCCACTAGTCTTTTTTGTTGCGGAGTCGACCTTGCTAAATGCACTTTCAAGGTTTTTTAAGTCACCCTGAACGCTCGTGCTAGTGCTTGATACACCATTCGCATCAACCGTTACGTCAAACTCAATACCACCGACTTTCTGTGTCATTGCTAATCATACTCCTCGGGGTTTTCGTTAATCATATCCGTTAACATTTGTGCTTGGTCTTCTGTCATGCCAGCAATGTTTTGTTTGGGTCGATTGGCGTTAAACCATTTACCCAATTCTATTGGTGACATGTTGCGAGCTTCGCTAGGGGTTAACCCTAGCGCATAACAGGTTTCAATTAAGTCAGCGTAGGGGTAGCGCTCTACCCCTTCTGCTTTTTTCCTGTCGTCCGCTCGCTAGTCTCTAGCTGTGGAAAGCATAGTTGCAACACATAACGCGCTGCTGCTACTAAGTCCGCGCTATCGGCAGGACTAGACATAATTGACTCATAAACATCCTCTTTAGTCACGCTTACACCTGCGCCCGATAAAAGCACAGCGTATAGCTTTGACACTAGAGTAATTTTAGGAATGCCGCCTTTGTCCAATTCAATGGCAGTCGCTAAAACGTTAACCTCTTCGTCAATCGCTTCAACCAATTCCATTGTGACCGTCAACTCGTGCTTTTCGCCTTTCCAGCCTAGCTTTGCTTTACGACCAAACAGCATACTACACCGCCGCCGTAAACGTTGGCGCGCCAGAGAATGCAATTTCCATCTCGTATGTGCCTAGTTCCTCGTGCGGGTTGCCTTGGCTGAATGAAGTAATAAACACGTCACCCGATAGCGTAGAGCCACCGTCAGGCCATGTGATGGTTGTTGCATAGATATTTTGACCGTTAGCAACGTTTATCTCGATAGACGCTAACAAATCTAGGTTTTTAGCTTTACCGCTAATTGACATGGTGCGGTCAATGCGACCAGGCTCAGAATGATATTCAGCATTGCCGCCGCTTGTATCGTCTGTTGTATCTAACCCACTAATTGAATATGAAAGGTCTTTAGTGACTACACCCGCAAGTGTTGCACCACCAAAAGTTGTTACTTTGACCGCTCGGCCAACCCATCCGCCGCCTACTGACATAATTGAATCCTCATTGAAACGTTAAGCCCTATGATAACGCTAATCTGTCAAGTAGTAAATAACTGGTTAGACCAGTGTTATTCCTCCGCCGAATAACACAGCACACTAAACGTATAATAACGGCGATTCTGCCCCGTGCGGTATTCGCCCATAATATCCTGCGTCACCGTTGCGCGTATTCCGTCTGTTACATTGTAGTTAGCTTTAATGTATTCAAGCGCTGCCACTGCGTCGGTATATAGCTGGTCTAATTCTGCAAGCGTTGCGTTTAACCCGCTGAATAGGTAAACCGTTACATCTACTTGACGCACAAACGCATCAACCGAGCGCCCCTCTTGCCTGCAATAAATGATAGGGTCGTCTAGTTCAAATGGTGGCAAGGTCTCATCCCACTGTATAGCGGGATTGTACGCAGGTAATGCATTATCGCGTATAAATGTTCGTATCTCGTCAGCGTGTCGTATATTCATTTTATTTCGGCTCTATTAGTCTACCAAAGGTGCGTACAGCATCGTCGCCTACTTCATTCCACGCAATGTTCATCCAGTTAGGTCTAGCGTTTTCATTATACCCGCCGCCCTTTTTACCTTTAGTGTTTGGTGGTTTCGGTTGCCAGTCTGTACGCTCGTGTAACGCTGCTGCATAATCGGTGTAATAGCCATACGTTAACGTCCATCCTTCACCGCTTGGTCGTATGCGATAGCTACGAGATCGTCTCAACTTGTTGGTATCAACAGGCACATAAAAATCAGCCGTGCCCGCTAAATCTTTATACATACCAACCAAGCCACTCTCGATATTCTTAGGCAGGTCAACGGTTAGCGCTTTGTTGATTTTACGCGCTACATCGGCAGGCGTTTTACCTTGTTTGAATGGCATTACTTTCTTAGCTCATCTACTAAGCGCTGAATATCTTCTTCTGAAAAACTTGTTCCAGTCAGGTTTATATTGACCTTCCTAGTTTTAAAGCATCGCCCGAAATCATGCGCCATTTTAACCATATAGCCCGCAGCCGCTTCATGGCCATTTGCGGCAAGGTTGCTTTGTATAATATCGAAAGTCTTTCTATCTAACTCTAAAAGTTTAGCTGTCATAATATCACCCCGTATAAACCGTCAAATCCAAACCACCTGCAAGCATAGTGCCCGCGCCTTTTCTACCGCGCACAATCTCGGCTGTATCTGGTGGCGTTGCGTCTGCTACATCGCCGATATACACGTAGTCACTCAAGCGCACATCAGCATTCTGTAAGCGAATGGTCTTGCTTGGGCTAAACTCTACGCCCTCAGTGTCACGCTGTGCGCTACCACCTTCAATCCAGTTGCACGCAAACACGCCTACACGCACTGTGTTAGCGCTGTACGGGTCATTAGGGTTGTAACCAGACTTGCGCCACACTGTGACTTTATCGGTTAACCTGCGCGCTCTTACAAAGCTCATCTGCCCACCGCCGTGATAAATCTGTTAGGCATTGAATCCATAAACGCAAAACATGACTGATAGCCGCTTGAAAGCAGGTTTTGCCCGAATGTGGTGGAAGCCAACCCGTAACCGTCAACTTTGTACGTATCAAAGCTAATTGACGCACCATCCATGTCCGATTCACTTTTAACCGTGCCGCCTTGACTACGCGCAATGTAATGACAAACCGCGCTGGTCTTTAAGAATTGTTGTATCGTGTCGGATAGATTCGCGCCATCTAAACACGCATCAGCCTGCGCGACCAAATCAATATAAAGCTGAATGGTTGCATCGTTAACACTTGCCGCTTGTGGGCACATGTTTTCTACGTCTGTTATTGTGATTGTGAATGCCATTATCTGCGCCCCGTTACCTTAACTTTTACGTTATTACCTTGACCGCCGCGCTGCACTGGTGGTCTTGCGCCTACTGAAACGGATGTGTCTATTTCGTTCGGCTTGGTAACAACACCTTTAATTTGTCTGTTAGTTATTTCGATTATAGTTGCGGTTAGTTTATCAACTATATTGTCAGCCGTGCTTAGCGTTTGACCTACAATCTGTGCAACCACTTCCAACACTTCAACCAAATTGAATGGTTCAATATTAACAATAAATTGCCCGTTAACGTCTGTTACAACATCGAAGTAGATTTCAGTGACGTTATTAATAACATCACCGTTGTTATCTTCGCGCCTAGCGCCTTGACTAGCCCATACACTCATTTTGCAAGCACCTCCATACGCGCCGCCCCGTTATCGCTAACAAGACGAATGGCGCTGGCAACACCTATTATGGTATCCGCGTCATTGCGGTTAATGCTACCTAGTGGCCAATCAATCCAATCTGCCGTATCTGCGTCCAACTTAGTGTAATCAGATAAGCTGTATTGCACTTTAGCGCGGTTGTCAGGGTAAAGCGCTACACTTGTTATAGTGTCATGCTCAAGGCGTACATAATCGGATGTAGCGCCACCTGCAACGCTCACCTCTTTATAGAAATAACCGTAACCTTCGCCTGTCTGCCAATCAAGTGTAATCATTTGCGGTAAAACTCCTGCTTTAATACGCCTATTGTATCAACATTCACGCCCTCAAGTCGCGCAATCTCAGCGTATACAATTGACTGACCAAAGCCGCGTCGCGTTGATTCGCCTGTTACCGCGCTGTTGCGATTACCACCGCCCGAGGCTGTGCGTATACGTAACGTTGTGTTCTGTTGACCTGTAAACGTTGCTGCACCATTGTCCAATATCTCAACGGGCGCAGGGTTAGGCGATACGGTTAGGTTTTTAGGGTAGATGGTTAACGGGTCAGTAAACGGGCTTGTTTCCGTTGCCTGCGCCTCCGTGAATATCCTGTATTCAATGCCACCTTGGTCTATCTCGATAGTTGATAGCGTGAGTATGGTTGGCTCGTTAACGATGTATTTAATGACAAGCGGGCCGCCGTTTTGCGGTATCGTAAACGGATAATCTATTCGATAGCTATCACCGTTATCGAATGCCGTATCTTCGCCGCCTGCAAAGAATGTAGAGCCACTCGGGTCACCTATACCGTGTACGCGATAATCAACCTCCCACGACACAGCGCCCGTAATACTATCAGGCACAGCGCGCAACGATGAAACATAACCGCTTGCTTGCCAATTCTTAACCGCTGATGCTGCTAGTGGGTTGGCAATATTCATCCAGTCGCGCCCATTAGCAGACCATTGCAAAGAATAGTTGCCACCCGTTGGCGTTACTTGGTTGCCGCTACCATCATAAAAGCGCACATCAACAACCTGCGCGCCGTATGCGTCAGCCGTTTCTACGGTATAAGCTAGCGTGTCTGTAACGTTGCCGCTAATGGTGCGTTTATGTAATGGCATTTATGCTTCACTGGTTAGACCACTTTAATGTTAATAGTGTACTACAATCGGGCTGTGTTTAACAAATAAGGTGAGAGAAGATGAATAAAACAACAAAGATATTAGCACTGCTTGTGGCTTCAATTATTGGTATGTTTGTAGTAAATATTTTGGAGCATGGATTTCCACATGGTGTAGGCTTAACTTTCGCATTGTTAGTTATTTTTGCGGCTATTGCGTTTTTACTTGATACGTGGATAGATTAAACAAAACCACGCACTAGGAGAATGATATGAAAGAAAGCTTTGAATCTGGCGAGTTAATAATATTCACTTGCGGATGGTATTCAGATTACAGGTTCGGCGTAATTGGTAAGGTCTTGCAGCCTTTTAATATAAAGCTGTTGTCAGAAGAGTGGGAAAAGCAAAACGTTTCAGATGCGTACTATGAAGAAGAGATTGGAATTTTTAACAAGGAAGGTTGGCCAATCGGAAAAAGAGTTGTCGAAAAGAAAAGTGATTATTTTAAGAAAGTAGAAATTGAGCTTTGCGACTGGCTGCATGAGAAAGGCTATATTGAGCGTTTGGATTTTACAGAAGTGCATCAGTCAGAAGATTGGGTTAAGCCAGAGTAAAACCCCGCACTAGGCGGGGTTTAATCTTACTTTTTAGCGGATGCTTTCGGCTTGGGTTCGGGCTTGTTCATCACAAGCTCTACCTTGCCCCGCCTTGCTAGCTTTTCGGCTTGTGTCGAATCAATACTAAATTCAACGCCTTGTGCCAGTGCCACGGTTTTACCATCCTTAACGGTATAGATGCCGCTTGAAGTCGCTAAGACTTTTTTGTCAGCCATCATTTACCCCTTATTCCGCGTATAGCGCACACTTGCGGTCAGCAAAGTCAGACTTCGATACAAAGCCCATCGCGTTCCACATAATGTAGTCAAACGGGCTGTTGTGATACTGACGCGGAACAGCGTAAGTAGACATAGCCATGCCTGATACAGCGTGGAAACCTTGCTGGTCAGCGTAGAACATTGCAATCTGGTTGCCGCTTAGCTGGTCGTCTTCAACAATCTCTTTGATGCCGCGTAGCTTAGCAACGTAATCACCGATTGTGCCAAAGTTACCGTCAGCCGTTGAGAATGGACGCTCCCAGTTAGAAGCAATCTCACGCGATACAACAACCGTAAGCAAACCTGAACAGTTGTTAGTGATACGTAGAATATCACGTACACGCTGCACTTCTGCGCGAATGTCGTCCGCAGTGGTAGCCGCAGCCGCAAGGTCAACACCTAGCGTAGCACTTGCAACAGTAGGGTCATTCTTGATACCTAACCATTTAGTGCCTTTAAACACTAAATCGCTGTTACCGTTCCACAGGTAGTCGTTGTTAGTCTGTAATAGACCGCGACGCGCTTCACGTGAGTAGTCAACTAGCGCGTCGAAACCTTCCGCACGCATAGCTGAATATTCGCGCCAATCAATGCCGAATGACTTATCATGAATCGGAACAACCGCACCGCCGTAAGTGTAGTCTAGCTTGTCTTCCTTTACGCCTACTTGACCTGTCATTGAAGACTGGCCAGCATTCATGTCAGACGCTTTGCGGTATTCGTACAGCTTGCGACCGATATTGATTGATTTAGCGCCGCTCATTAGGCGTGTAAGCGTTGCAAACTCGCCCGCTGGCACTTGGTCAATCTTAGTAACCGAATCAAACTCGCGGTAAGCTTCGGCTGGCGTACGTGCTGCGTTGGTGAATGCAAGCATATCAGCGTGTGCTTGTTCGCCAGTTTTGCGCATATCGCTTAACTGGTTATACTGCTCGCGCATGATGCGACCTTGTTGGTCATTCGCTTGCAGGATTTCTTTATTGAAAAAGATGCTCATTTCCTATGCTCCTTATGCTTTGCGAACTGTAACAAGAGCAACTGAGCCGCCAGTGTTAACAATTTCGTCAGAATAGAATAATACTTGGTCAGTGCCATCAGTAGCAGCAATCTTCAAAGTGCCGTCACCGTTTGACGCAAGCGCTGTGCCTTTAGTTGTAATGTTCTGTGAAGCTGCAACGCGCACGTTAGCAAATTCACCCGAGCGAACAACAACACCCGCAGCCGTATCGCCGATAGTGTAAGCAGTAGTGATTAAACCGCCTTCGCTTTCACTGATTTCTTTAGCAACGATACACTCGCTGTTGAAAGCTGAATCTGCAATATCAGACGTTTCAAGACCTGATGCAGTCTGCTTGAGTAGCGTACCAGGAAGGAAAGCGTCAACCACAAGACCTTCTACGTATAGGGCTTTCGCTGAACCATCAACAGGCCCTAAATGAATTTTACGTTTAGCCATTTTAAGACTCCTTAGTTAATGTCAGCAAATTCTTCATCTGCGCCGTTAGATGCAGGTTGACGGAATTGACCGTTTACGCCAAATGTGACAGGCGTGTGTTTCTCTTTCAGTGCGTTAAGGCTGTTTACAGATAACGCTTTTAATTCGTCTTCTGCAATACCAGTCTCAAGCGCGTTAACCTCTGCAACAAGCGCATCTTTTTCGGCCTGCTCTTTAGCGTTAAGTTGTGACTCTAGTGAATCAACTTTTGCTGTAAGTGAGTTAATCGCTTCAAGAAGTTCAGCAGAGTTATCCGCTTTTTCTTCTTTCTTGTCGTCTTTGCCCATTTTACCATAGGCGTTTTTAACCTCGTCGTCGCTCATGCCATCTTTATATGCATTCGCTTCTTTGAGGGCTTTTACCATATTGTCGATTGACATTTCGCTATCCTCGGTTTCGGTTTCTGATTTATTGCCTTTGAGCAATCCTGTCGCGCCAATCATGGCGAGCAATTTAGTTAGAAAGCTTTCAACGCTTTCCTTTGATTCGGTTTCTACTTCCACTTCAACGCTTGGCTCATTGCTTGGTGTTGAGTCTGGCATGTAATCGGCTAGATTAACCATTAATTCGCTAGATTCTCCATTAAAGCGCATAAACGTAGACTGACCACCAGCAGGCGGTTCTGAGTCTGGCAGCATGGCTAGATGGTTGTATTGCTGATTCGTTGCAATGCCTTGGTATTCTTTACCTTCCGCATTCGTGCCCATCGACTTTTCAACAACGGTATACAAGCCAGTAGATACGCCAATATCATCTTTGGTCTCAAGCTTGTTATAAAACTCGGTGCCTTGCTTCTTGTCTTGCGCTTTCAGTAAGTCTTTATCTACTGAGATGTTCACGCGCCAAACGCCGTTGTCAGCGTACACAGATTCGATATAGCCGCCACTGTAAAACTTTTGCAGTGATTCGCCTGCATAAGCATCTGCGCCTTGACCGTCATTTGTTGTGGGGTGAGATAGTGTGACAACACGGTCTTTAATGGTCGGCATACCTTCACGGTTGTTTTCAGCCGTGTATAGAATACCATTCATCACCGCATCATCTACTGTAATGGGTACACCTTCGATGTGAAAGTGGCTGTCGGTCTCGCGTATTTGCGATTTGCCAACATTTGTAAAAAGAGATACGTGCATATGCGTCACTTTATCCAATGATTATTAGCTATGATAACGTAAGTATAAGCGGTAAACAAGTGGTCGTACCACTTAGCGAAATCACTGTGCTATATTCGAAGGGTAAAAACAAAAGGAGATGACTATGAACAACAGCGACGCACCAGCATACCCCGATAACTGGGATGCAAAACTACCAGGCTTAACCAAACGCGAATACTTTGCAGCGATGGCGATGCAGGGGCTTTTGGCAGATAGCACAGTGCCAACATTTCAGGTAGCTGAACATGCAGTAATTCAAGCAGACGCACTACTAAAGGAGTTGGAGAAATGAGCAAGACCACAAAATCATTAACACTTGTTTTTTTATCAATAATACTTTTGCTTACAGCAAATATCTATGACTACGGACTTATAAAAGGTGTGGGCGTAACTTTGCTGGCTCTCGTCCTTTTTGCTGCTAGTGTAACCCTTATACATTGGTGGTTAGAGAAATGAGAGAAATTAAATTTAGAGCATGGAACACTATCGGAAAAAAAATGCATCCTGATTCAGATTGGGCTTACGGGTGGTACATGATAAAAGAGCAATATGAAAGCGGCCTTATTGTCTTGCTTCAATACACAGACCTTAAAGACGCAAACGGTGTTGAGATATATGAGGGTGATATTGTAAAGACCGATTACGACAACGGATACGAAGTTCTTACTCATGTCGTTAAGTGGTGCGGCCCCTCATATCCCGCCTTCGAATTGTCACCAACGTTGCCATGCGAGTCGAACGGTTTTTCTTATATCCATGAGTGCGGCGATACCACAATAGAAGTTATCGGTAATATTTACGAAAACGCGGAGTTACTAAAATGACATACGAACAAAAGCTAGAACGCGAAAAGAAAATGCGCCTAGCCATACGCAAGGTGCGAGATGAGCGCAAACAGGCACAGGCGCAAAGGCATAAGCAGTTGCGTGATAAGTGGGGGTTGTGATGTTTTACATGCGAAAAGAGGCTGCAATAATAGCGAGCGCGCTAGCGATGTACAGTGCGGATTCGCTTGCTAAACGTAGGCCAATAAAGCCTTTGTGTAAGTGCCAGATTTACATGCTGCAACACTTCGCCAAACAAGGCGTTAAGGTTAGGTTGAAATGAATTACATAGGCGAAACTGAGAGACATACAGAAATTCAGTCTGATATTGATTACGAAAAAACTTGGGGTTGGCAGGATAAGTTAGATAGGGCAATTAACAAAGAGCCTTGGCGCTTAGTCGATAACTGCGAGGCATACATTAAAAAGCGCATGGCGCTGGAGGGGTTGAAATGAAATTCATACCATTTTATGAAAGCTCGCCTGAGATAGATAATATAGAGGGTTATTTCGAGCAGGATAGCCCAAAACACAAACCTATTAATACGGCTAAATGGACGATAAGAGCAAGGCATATTAATAGGCCAAAACCGCATTACTTTGTTTGTAACGGTAACTGGCATTCGATAGAGTTACATGACTACTTGCCGCCATTGTTTCGTATTTCTATAAGGGGTTTGTAATGAAACACACACCAACTTTTTTATCCGAAAAGCTGCCGCCGGTCGATACTCTGCTGGCCGTTATTTGCCGCAACTTCCAACTGAAAGCTGCTACGTTTGACGGTTGTTATTTTTACGATAAAGAATCGGATAGTCAACTTGCTTTGGGCTTCGTGCAATCATGGCTTGATATGTCTTGCTATGATGCTCGCGACCTGCCTATGGCTTTTGGTAATTTGCACGCATCACTTAATGCGCTCAAAGCATTTGCGGAGCGCGTAAAATGAACCCACAACTCGCCGAGAAGCTAGGCTACCACGCTGCATTGAATTTTAAGCGTGGTATGCCGTATAACAGTCTATCTATCGCTGAGATGGATATTCAATTTGATATTTTGTGGGAGGAGGTTTATGGGTTTTGGCCTTGAGTGAGGGCTATACAAGCCCTCTCCTTTTTAATTCTTCCATGTTATGTATTATCTTAGACTTACCAAACTCGCCGTGTAATTCGTTGCACTTTTCGTTGTAGGCTAGCACTGCGTCTTTAATATCTACAAAATACCCTATTGTCTGTGGCTTTCCGTCTTTGCATATAGATGCCTTCCACTTTGTCGAGGCTTTGCTTTTAGATACTCCGATAAAGCCTGACGTGTTACTCTTTGGCTTAAGTTGATGCTGGCAGTTGCTTGATTTATCTACCCGCCTAAGATTTTCAATACGGTTGTCGTTTCTTACGTTGTTAATGTGGTCTATGAACTTTGGTTCGTCGCCATATATTAGGCGCCAAACTATCCTGTGAAAAAGATAGTGGTCACCGTCAACTAATATCCGACAGTATCCGTGTGACTCCTGCTTACCAGTCGTTACTGCCCCTGCTTTTTGATTGCCAGCAGAAACTTTGCGCTTTAGCTTTCCGCCGTCAACGTAATCAAATAACTCTCTTAGTCTTTCTTGTGTTGGTAGTGTCAAGTTTCTTTGGTTGTGCCCTACGAAGGTTTTCGTTTTGGCGTATCTAGCTTTGTACTTATCGTGGGCGCATCGCTTGCATGTTCCACGGTAACCAGATGTTGTGCGAGTTGATTTGTAATATTCTGTTAACGGCTGATTTATGCCGCATGATTTACATGTTTGCATTTTGAATCCTTAGGTCAAAAGGTGGTCATTGTGGGAATTTAGGGAGGTGGAGACCAATCCACCCATAAGCCGCTAAGCCTTACCCTATGCGTATTCTACTTCTTTTGTGGATGCATGGCAAAATATTGTTCACCACGCTTGCGCTGTCGCTCGATTAGTTTTTGTTGCGTGGGTTTTCCATCTATAAAAACGACCTCTACTGTCGAACACAAACAGGAAATTAAGTTACTCGACTCCGACCACCAAAGCCGCTGCTCCTCAAGCGTATACAACTTACCATGCCTTGCCGCGTGCGTAGGTCGCGTACTATCCACAAGCGCTGATACATGCATTTGCATTACCTCAAGCCCTAACCTATCACGCACATCCTTTGTCTGCTCGTAACGCGCCTCAGTGAATGAGTGGTTAACCTCGGTACGTGCAATGCGTAAAGCCCGATAACCTTCTACTTGGTCAAACTTCTTACGTATATCACGCGCAATAACGCGCGGCGACTGACCAAGTGCAACACCTTCGCCTAGTACACGCCCTAAATCGGTAGCCGCTTGCCCTGCGAAGCCCTTCATATTCTCAAACGCACGCGCACTGATAAACTCAAAGCGTTGTGCATATTCAGGTGACGTTAACACGCTATCAAGCTGCATTAGTTCTGCGCGGTTAGGCGCAACAGCGTCGGCTAGCGTCTTGAGTCTACTGAATGATTTAGCTGTGCCCTGTTGCCATGCGCTGCCCAGATATTCATTAAGAAACCAGCCGCGTGTAAACGTTTCAAGCTCTAACGCTTGGTAGAAATACATTTGCAGCTCATCGAATAGGCTTGCTAGGCGGTCAGGGTTTACAGCGTATTCATAGCGCGACTTGTTGATGGTAATGCGCTCAACGGGAAAGCTATCAAGTATCTGCAACACAGGCTCGCGTAATGCGCGTATACGCTTTGATATTTCACGCTTTGCACGTAGACGGTTGCCCGCTTGTCCAGTGGGGTCGCGTTCGAGGCGGGTTGGTAGTATGCGTTTAGTCATCTAGCGAATCCGCTATACGATTAGCCCAACTACGCCCAGCATCGCCACCCCATAGTTGCCATGCAATCCATCCGTTAGTTGGGCCACCGTCGCTTTCTTTCTTGTCTGGGTTGCGGTTTTTCTCGTGTCGTGCGAAAAAGCTAACCATTCGATTGATTGTATCCGTGCTAACGCTTGTGCCGTTAGACAAGTCACGCGCACGCGCAATACCTACACGTGTTCCGCCGCGGTTGTATTTATCGCGCAGGGCTAACCCTTTTTGCGCTGCATCTTGCACGCCTTGTGGTGGCTTGTGCCCGCCTGCGTTAAATGCGCTTTCCTCGTCATCTTCGGGTAAGTCGCTTTCATCCTCATCAAGCGCGCTTTCTTGCTGATATCCTGCGATTAAACGCAGTTCTTCGGTAGTAAACACCTCTTGCGCCATGTCTTTGTTAATCTTGCTCATCTTCTCAGCTAGGTCTAGTTTGTCGCCGTCGCTAGGTGCAAGTAGGTCATCCCATTCTACTGTATATTCTTTCTGCTCAATAACACCGCGTTGCATTAACCAATCAATGACAGATTCCATCATCTGCGTACACCATGACTCACGACGGCTCTGCATGTTGGACAGCGTGAATATCCCGTCTTGGTCAGATGCTAAACGCCCCTCTTGCGAGCCAACGAGCAACTTAGACGCAACGCCAACCGATGCGCTAAAGGACTGCAATGCAATCATGAACGGGTTCTCTGGGTCTGACATAGCAACGCTTAACACTTTAGGGTCAAGGCCACCCAACATTAAGTGCTTATCTAGCCCTTCAACAAAATCCTTGATAGCGTCGTCCATTGAGTCAATGTCGTCTTGCGTTAACGGTGGCGCGTCTTTGTTCGCGTTGCTGTATACGGTTTTCATTGCCGCAGACTTCCAGAAGCCTTCACCACCTGCACCTATGATTTTCTCCATGGTGATTAGGTCATTAAACCCACGTTTTAACGCTGGTCTGCCGTATATGCTGCCATCGTCTGCGCCCTCAGCGAAAACGATTACACGCGTGTAGTGTATATGCACCGACTTGTTGCGGTTATCCTGCTCGCGGTCATCGCCTATTGCCGATTGGTCCAGTTGATACACAACAGGCTCGCCGAATCGAGGTGATGCCGTGTTGTTATCCCATTCGACGGGCCGTAACTGTTCCTGGTATAGCGGAATAAGTTTAGCAATGTTGTTAACACCGATAAGCTTTAAAGGTTGCTGCCAGTCAGCTTGTTGCGCAGTGCCTTTTATCTGGATAGCCATTGCGCCGTATTCACCGATGCGCTGATATTCGTCGCACAGTTTCAATTTGCGCCACATCTTCATCGAGCGGAATAGTTTTGTTACTTCACTTTCCCACGGCGTGTCTGTGTCGCGCTTTTCAAAGTCTCCCACTTCACCTTCCCGTATAGACGGGTAAGTCTTCCAGCATTGCTCAACAGGAATCGTAATACCAGCACTAGCAATACCAAAGCGCTCAGACATTTGAAAATAATCGTTAAATTCAAGCGTATCTTTATAGCCATAATCGCGCCATGCTTGCCCGTGCTTGTCGTCGCGTGTGCCGTAAATGTCGCGTAGATTACTGGTTACGCGGTCTGCTAATGCGTTGATAGTTAACTGTGTTCGTTGTTCCATGATGCTGTGCGCCTGTTAAGGTTAATATGGCTATTGTATCAGCGTTTACGCGAAGGTACTAGGATGCC